GCTAGACCTGGCCGCCGGTCGCCCTGGCCACAGTCAGCTCGGGCTGCTCTGACGCAATCTGCGTAAGCGCCTCCGCGAACGAAATGCCTTTGTCTTTCTGCCGTGCCTTGGCCGCGTCGGTCAGCGGATCGCCCGTGCCTGTATTGCCGCGCCCCGCAGCGCCCTCAACCATGCGTCCGCCTGGAACAATCTTCGGCAACCCTTCCAGGAAGAGAACAAGCGTTTCCAGCGGCGTTACCTTCTTCTTCGCTTCGCCCTCGCCGAACTCAACCGTGGTGGCCACCTTGGCCAGCTCGTCGAACACCAGGCGCAGGCCCTGCTTCTCGAACGCCGGGATCCACTTTCCAGCCGTCCTGAGCCTTGCCTCGGCTTCGATCGCGCGCTGCTTTACTTCGCCGCCGGCGAGAGCCAGCTCGCGTTCGGCAAATTTCGTGGTCTGTGTGGCGAGCTGCGTTTCGAGCGCGGTCACCTGAGCCTTCAGCGGGATAGTTGCCGCGGTGGCTGCTTCGGCGGCGACGCGCTTCACGTCGTCTTCGCTGAACGTCTTGGTCGCTGTGGACTTGCCGAACATCTCGGCGAAGAATGCCGAGACGGCTTCCTTCACCTGCTCGGCAACGGTTTTTTCGTTTGCCACTGTTCCATCCTCCTCGAAGTCCACCGCGATGAACTTCATTCCGTGATCGTCGAAAGCGACGTCCTGCAAACCCTTCACCTCAGGCGGCTGCGCGCCAAGCCATGCAACGTGGCGCAGTCCCGTGATGTTGCCCACGGCATCGCAATAGAACGCGGCCGAGCGCTTCTTGAACTTGCCCGCCTGGCGAGCTTCGTGAAACTTGGGATCCACCTGTTTTTCGCGCGCCAGCAGCTTATCGCCATCCACCATCAGGCCATCGATCCAGCCATACGCGGGCTTGTCGTCCGCCGGGTGGCCAATGGTTTCCGGCGCTTCATGGTAAGTCGGGTCGTAGCCGCGCGCCACGCGATGCAGATCCGCCGGCGTGATATTGCCCTTGCCGGCCGCCGTGTAATCGCCAGCGCGGAATATCTCGATCCACGGGCGCGGCGCTTCGGCGTGCGTCTGGCTGCTAGCGGTCTGGGTCGGGGTTGTCACTGCTGCCACCCTATCGGGCCGCATCCCCGGCCCGTGAGTTACATGAAACACTTGCGATAAATGAAACAGTTCTCAAAATCTCAAGCCGTTCCAGCCTGGCGGACGCGCGAATTCGGCGAGCACTGGCAGCCGTTCCAGGCCGCCTTCATCGCTGCCTTTGGGCGCGTCTTCCGGCAGCACCGGGATCACGGAGCATCGGCAGTTGAAGCCGTTGGGCGGGTAGATCCGCATCCACACCGGATCGATGGCCCGCGCGCAAAACCCGTCCAAAGCCGCATGGGCAGGCCTCACGCGCAAATCGCCCGCTGTCCAGTACTGCCAATAGGGCAGCGCGTCCAGCATGCCAGGCTCGCGCATCTGCTCAAGCCTGCCGGCGCTGTAAGCTTTGCCCGCATTGGTCTGAAACACCGTATCCAGCTCGAACGCCGCCAGCTTATCCACGCCGGCTTCCGTGGTTAGCTCGTCAACCGCATTATGGAAATCGTCGCGCGTGCCGCCCTTCGCCAGGATCTCGCCCAGCGCGTCGCGTATCTTCGCGATCAACCTTTCATCGCCGATGCCGGCCACGGTGAATGCATCGCGCCGGTATTGATTGGTGAGCCCGTCGAATAGATCGCGCGTCACCGGCGTCAGTGTGCGCAGATAGTCGATCGCGCCAGTTGGCGGCAAGTTGAAGCTGAAGCCCACGCCAAGCGTATCGCCCGCGATGGCCGGCGCGGCATCGTCTTCGGCGAAGGTGCTATGCCCGTGGCCCATCTGCGTTGAGAGCCGCATGGGCCGCTTCACGCGGCCTACGGCATATTTCGCCACATGGAGCCGCCCCAGCAGGTTTGCGCCGGCCAGGTTGCGCGCCAGCAGATCCCCGAGCTGCACCTGGGCATCTTCGTGTGTGGGTTCAGACGGCAAACGCGCTCCCGTTCACTTCTTCACTGCTCTCGCGGCGGCACAGCCGTAGCCGCAATCTGCCGCACCCGTTGTCTGAATATGCCCCGCGCATCTTTCTGCATCGCGCCGAATAACTTGTCGTACTGCTCCATCTCAGAACGCATGGCCGCCTCAGCCTCGCGCTCGGCAAACGTCGATGTGGTGGTATCGCGCAGCGCCACGGCCGGCGCGGTCACATTCGGCACCAGCACCTGATCTTCGGTCTCTTTCCCAGCCAGCGGCCGGTCGTAGCGGTCGGAGACATATCCAGCGGTGAATTGCTTGCCCATGCGCTGCAAGCCGCTATCGATGGTGAGCGCCAGCTCCAGATCCTCAGCCTCTTCCAAATCGAACTGCCAGCGTGGCATGGGCGCATTCGGCCCAAAGTTCCACATCACCAGCGGTCGCACGAGCTGGTCGTTGATAACACTCTGCAAACTGCGGCACAGCTCCACGCTGCGCTGGTCGAGAGTGTCCGCGTGCGTATCGCCCTGGGCTTTGGATCCCGTGCCACCCTCGTTGCCGAAGCTGGTGAGCGTTTCGCCCAACACTTTGCGGATGATCGAGTACTGCATCGTTTGGAAAAAATTCTCGTAGACCTTCGGATCCTGCGCTCTCGCGATCTTCAGCAGCTCCTCGTGGACCACCATCCCCTTTGGCACCGCGATAGCCACGCGCTCAACCAGCGCCTGCGCAATTTCGACGGCCTTTTTCTTCTCGCTCTCGTTGTCGGCGTCGTTGTATTCCACCACGGCCGTGCCGGGCCCCTTCTCGGCGAACCGCATCCAGATCGCCTGGATGTTCCGCTTGAACCAGCTCGGCCAGAAGACGCTCTTGATCAGGGACCGCCCCATGCGGTTGCGGCTCCGCTTGCGATAGCTGTAGATAAGGAACTTCTGTTCGGGCATCAGCGCGCCGTCACTCGCCCAGGGAGAATCGAGCAGCCGCAACTGGCCAACCTGCGGATAGAAGCGGTTGCCGAAGAGAAACAATTCCTGCGGGCAATCGCTGATGTCTACCAGCGAAGCCTGGCCCATGGAAGTATCGAAGATCATCTCCTGAACGCTGAAGCCGTAGCCGGGCGCGTCCAGAATACAGTCGAGCACCGCATGGAAGTCGAGCTTGTCCAACTCACCCTCGACGAATGTCTTCACCTCGTCCGCCAACGCGGATTCGTCGCCCTTGGCCGGCAACACGCTCCTGTCGCGTTCCAGCACGCTCAGGCGCAGCGTGTCCAAAGCGTTGGACACGTCCTCGTCTTTGTCCTCGATCTCGCGATAGTAGGCCATGGTCTGCGGCAGGTTGTAGGTCATGCTTGACCAAATGTCGGTGGGGTTGCGCGTGCCGCCGAATGCCAGCGTATTGCGATAAAGCGAGAGCTGCTGCATGTAGAGGCTGTCGGACGAGATCATCTCGCCCTTGGGGGGCATCGGCGGAACGGCAAGCAATCTGGGGTCGGCCATCACAAGTATCCTTTCAGCAGCGCGGACGCGGTCGCCGTGTCGGGCACGCCGTAATCCAATGCGTAGACTTCGTCGCCGGCCAGGTCCGCCAGCGCTTTGGCCCAAAATGCGTCCGCGTGTGCATACAGCTTCTTCTTCACGCCGCCGGCCACGGCCGTGTCCACCTCAATGCGCGGCGCGTCGAACGTGACGCCCGTGGACGTGGCCTGGCGCTTGATAGCCATCAGCTCCGCGCGGATCTGCGGATCGTATGGGATACGGCTGCGCTGCTGCTCCAGGCGCTTGCGGATGCGGATGGCCAGGTCGGTCTTCATTTTCACGCCGTTGTCATTGGTGCCGGCGAAGCTAACGCCCAGCAGCCTGCCCTGGTTCTCAAGGTTCAGCAGGTCGAAGAGGCCCACACCCATGCCGGTTTTGTCGATGGCGCTGCGCGATGTCATGCGGACAATTGGATTCAGCTTCTTGCATTGCTCCGGGAAGCTGATAGCGTGCAGCTTTACGATTGCGCGCGTCCAGGCCACGTCGCCGATCCGCTCGTCTAGCCACAGGCAGGTTGCGTCATGATCGCGGCCAACGTCGATGCCGCCAAACAGCGGCCCGCGCGGCCTGAAGTCTGGAGGCAGATCGATTGTCGCGCCGGCGTCTTCGCACGCCGCAATCAAGTCCAGAGTCAGCCACGAACCGCTTGCCTTGAGGAACACGCAGCAGAATTCCTGATTCCAGGTGTCCACATCGTTCAGCCCGCGCCGCATCCCTTCAATGTCGATGGGGCAGCCCTCGGCCACGGCGCGATGTACATCCACCCAGTGCCCGCTCCATCCGTTCCTCTTCACCGGCAGCTCGGCCGGCGCAACGCCCATATCAAGGCCCAGATCGCGGGCAATGTCGTAGAATTTTCCCTGCTCGCCGTTGGAAGTACTCAGCACTTCAAGCGAGTTGCCCAGCGCCACCTGACGGAAGACGGCCGCGAAAATGGCGTAGCTGTCTTCATGATGCGCAAATTCATCCAGCACCGCGTCGCCGGGATAGCCGCGAGCCGTGCGCGGATTGGCGGGCAGCGCGATGATGCGGCTGCCATTGGGAAACGTGATCTTGCTCTGGATCGCCTCGATCCGGCCCAGCGCGTCCACAAAGTCTTCATTGGCGATCGACTGCGCCGTGCCGCCCATAAGCTGGCAAAGCTTGGCGCAGGTATCCACAAACTCGACAGACTGCGCCTTCGACGCGGAAAGAACGGTAGTGGTTCGCCCCAGATGCCGCATTGAGATCTCCACGCGCCGGTAGGCTGTGGCGAAGCTGTAGCCGATGCGGGCCGACTTCACCGCGCACTTGAAGCGCGTGTCGTCGTCTATCCAGCGCTGCTGGTAGGGCCGCATCTGCAATACGGCCGGCATTGCGACTTCGCGATCGAGAACCTCAATCATGAGCAGGTACCGCTAATGGCGGCAAACCAAATGTGCGCTCGCGCAGCAGGTTGATATCGTCCAACGTGAATTGACCTGATCCGGCTTTCCGGGTGGCCTGGTCGAGATTCTCGCGTGCGCTTTTCTCGCGATCTTCCAGCAGCTTCAGCCGCCGCATGTCCACATCCACGCGCTTGGCCTGCAGGTCTACGCGCTGCAAGCGGCTTAGGGTGAGCGATAGCTGGCTCATGCCGTCGAGAAACTTCACCTGATCTTCGGGCCCAACCTGACGCATCAGCGCGAATGCCTGGTCGCGCGCGGCGTTCATCACCGCGGCGTTCGTTCCAGCCACATCTTTGCCGGCAAGCGCCTCAACCCACACCCGCGTCTTCGCGGACTCAGCCATCACCTGGCTGCGCACCTGGGCCACGCGCAAGTCGAACCAGCGTTGCAACGTCGATTTGGGCAGGCGCAGCGCGGGGAAGAGATTCAGCGCGTCGGTATCCACTTCCACCCAGTCGATGAAGCCGCCGCCGTCCTTTTCCCAGTCAGCGCTGTAAGGCCGAGCCGATTGCTCCTCGATCTCAACCCACGTCCGGCCATGCTGATACAGCGTCTGGATCGCGTCCTGCGCGGCTTTCGGCAGGCGGTCGATCTTGAGCGGCAGATTCGTTTTGCGCTTTTCGCCGGTGCGCGGCCGCTTTCCGTTTGCCATGGCCGCCCCCTCAGTCGAAGAGCACTTCGTCGGTGTCTTTGCGGCGCGTAACCAGGGCCACGCCCTGGGCCGTGAGCATGATCTGCTCAGCCACAGTGCGCTCCTTGGCCTCGCTGAAGCTCTGCACAAACGTCACATAGCCGAACGACTGGAGATCCTGCAGCATGGTCAGCGTCTGGCGCACGCTCATGTTCGCGCCCAGATCCTGCATCATGGCGTGCATCTCAAAATCGTCCATGCGCTCAAACTGGGCCTCGTGGCCCTGGCGGATCAGCTTCAGCATGTTGCCGCGCCGCCGCTTCGTCTGGATCAATTCACGCTCCGTGCTCACTGGTCGCCCCCGCTTCCTTCAAATCGAGTGCCGTCTTCTCGTTGCCCAGCTTCGTGTGCAACCCCTTCACGCTGCTGGCCAGGGCGAGCAGCGCCGCGTCCGTCCGGTCGAACCGCTCGTACACGCCGCTGATTTCCTGCGCGGCATAGATCGAGAGCCGGCGCACTTCCTCGAATTGCTTACCGCCTTGCTCCGCCAGCCTGGTCAAAGCGTCGGCCGTCTTGGTCGAGGCGTCCGCCATGCGCCCGTTTGTTTCAGCCTGGTTCTGCACCGCGGCGGCAAT